ACTGAGTAACGCCCTTGCGTCTTGTGCGAAATTTCTATATAGTTCTTATTATGTAAACAAGTTACCTTCGCTAGTCTCTTCCAGTCCATATTATGGGAGAGGCGCTAGGCGGTCATTCGCCAAAGCCTGGGGATATGCCCTAGGCTTTATTTTTAGGAATAAATGAATTCCTTTGTTCTAATAATGCATCCAATCTTGCTGTTACTTTCTTCACTACTTTAATCTTACCTTCTTGCTCACCTTTACGAACGACCGAACTGTAACAATCTACATGTATCAGCTCTTTTAACAAATCAGCACATTTAGACAACGACTCGGAAGATAAAAGTCCGTGCGTTTGTATGTCATAGTGAATGCCGTTTCTGCTCTCTATTACTGAGATAGTAAAGCTTCCCGTATCATCATATATTTGATAGCACTCTTTAGTTTCTATTAAATGATTTAATTTATTCATGATTCATCTCCTCTATTTGTTCGCATTCAACCCCATAATTTTGTAATAATTCTGCATACGCTTTGTTTATCATACCGATATACTTATTAGTTTTAATGTATTGATTACGTTTTTTGATATCAGAAAAACATAATACCTTTCCTTGCGCGTGCTCAATGCCACTTACAAAAATTGGCGGTTTGGAACTTTTATAATCAAAAGCGTAATACATATAATTACCTTACTTAACAATGCTTAAAAAAGCATATGATTTCATTATCGCGCTATATTCTATAGATAATATTTCTAAAGATTGGCGTAGCGCTACCAATGTTTCTGATAGCTTTAATATAGACTTGCTGTATGCTTCATCCAAGTCATTAGCTTTTATAGCATCTTTAGAATCTACTATAGTGCAGTATGCGCGCTCTAGCGCATGTTTCACTTCCAATGTTGCGTATTGTATATCTAATTGCATTTTAATCCTCTCTATTAAGTTTAACTACATTGCTATATTTTCTGTTTAGACTATCTAAATAGCCCTCTTCATATCCCGTCATGTATATTTGCTTAATTATTGCTGAAAAGTCATTTTCGTCCTTAGCGGCATTGAGCATTTTCTTAAAGTAGATTATATCTTCTCCATACGGCTGTATCTTATATTTAGAACATAGCTGTTTTATTTTATGTAGACTAATCATTTGGCTTTAATCCTCCTAAAATAACTTCTTCTGTAATTTTTTTAATATAGAAAAAATCAGCGGCTGGAATGTCGGGCAGCTCATCAGTTGGCATATATCGTTCCGCATATTCTATATATGCACAATAAGCAGCATCATATGACAAATAACTTTCATATGTGTAGTTTCCTTTTAACACATCACCCACCACATATCTTGTTAATGCTTTCATTTTTTAAATCTCCTTTATTCTTCGTCATCACAAAAGTCTTCGTCTTCATAATAATCATCGTCTTGCTCTTCTATTTCCCACTCCCCCTTCCCATAATCAAACATTTCTAAAGTATCTCTTACTTCTTGCACGCTATCTCCCTCCCTGAAAAAGTTTTCCGTTACTATCCCGTTATGTATTAATCTGCATTGATACAACATAATTAAGCCCCTTTTGTTATATTGTTAAACATTCTTGATATCTCGCTATTTTCATCCATTAAAGATAAGATACGCTCTTTAGTAATTCTTGCTTTAGTCTCTGCACTTGCTTTTGATACAAAAATTTTAGCTATACTTATAGCGCTAGAATAGCGTTCATCGCATTCAAACTTGTTGATGCTATAAATTTGATTCTTGATAATACGTTCCAGCTTTTCTTTTAAATCTGATGAACTATCTTTCAATCGCATATCTTTTTTAACTATTTCTTTCTTATCGCTGTCCGCATTATAGACAATCCCGCTTTCCCAACATTTGTGTACGCCTTTTATATAATCACCGCAATCTGGACATTCTCTGCGCATTGTTGTCATTTTTCAATCTCCTTATTTTGCCCAGGATGGTTTGTTATCTTGTATAACATATGAGCCATCTATCATTTTAAGCATTTCTTCATTGCCAAAAATATCTATTGCTATTATTGTGCACTCATTTATTCTGCTTTTTATAGCAAATCGCTCATACTTACCGGCATCTATACTAGAAATAGAATATGCTTCGCGGTCCGAGGTAATTATACCATTCTCGCGCGCTAACTTATCAAATAATGCATTATGATACTTATCAGCTGCTATATCGCTATTTGTTGCTAGTGTATCGTAATGCGCATCTATATCATATCCAATCATTTTTCAATCTCCCGTTTATTGTTTACGTAAGTCATCAGTAACTTACAATTACAGTATAGCATCATTTAAAAAAATGTCAAGGGGCGTTTAAAAAAATTATGATATTTTAATGGGTATTTGAAGGAATGTTGACACCCGTTTAAATTTAGTTTAAACTACATTATAGGGGGATAATATGACAAAGAAAGAAGAAATTAAAAAGAAGTCGAGCCAAACAGACAGAATAGAGATATTTGCACAGGCTATAGTTTCGGGTAAAACTCAGGCAGATGCGTATCGAGCCGCTTATCCCGCATCGCAAAAATGGAAAGATGAAGCTGTATACCCTAAAGCCTCAGAAATGGCTAAAAATGATACGGTTTTGGTAAGGATTGAACAGTTGCGGAAAGAATTGGCGGCAACAGCCCTATGGACGATCGAAGAATCGGTCAAACTTATAAAGGAAATTGCCACAGATTACAGCTACAGAGGCTCTGAACGCATGTCGGCATTAAAAGAGCTTAACGCTATGTTTGGCTATAATTCACCGGTTAAAATAGACCATAGCTCTACCGACGGCACTATGACGCCTAAGCCGGTGCTGGATGTATCTAAGCTGAGCGAGGCAACCATGAAAGAATTGTTAGAGGCAAGAGGGGTACCATCGTGAGCGAAATTGATAATGATGCTAAGGTTAAAGAATTAGAAGAGAAATTATGGGATGATTTGAGAGAGGCCGTTTCTTCATTTCTAGAGCAAATGCAATTTATTGATCGAAATGAAGGTGCTGCACTTGCATCAGAAAATATGATTGCTTTGATTGTGAGTGTGACTAAATTTTTATCTCCTGATGAGCGGTTTTATTGGAGGATAACGGATAATCATATTAAAAATTTGCTTGAGTGTGAAGTGCATTTTGGCGAAGATGATGAATGCTATCTTTTGGGGCCGAAAGATGGGCGTGAAGCATGATGAATGAACTTCCAGACCGAAAAGCTGAGCGAAGCGCATTCTTGGAGCATCATATGCGCGAAATGGTGTCTAGTACTTGCATACAATACTTGAAAGATATGAGGCCAATTGATGCGCATCAAGGCATGGCGGCGATGTTAAATTTTCTCGAATCTGTGACGGCTTACACTATTGGACTTGTTTGTGAAGATAAAGAAATATATCGAAAATTTATTCTTCAATTTTATAAAAATTTGCAGGACTACGAAGATTTGATTGATTTTGATGGTATTTCATATTTTGATGATTTTGAGTAACACTTATGGAAGGAGTAATGATATGAGCGGCGAATTTGCATTTGATGAGACATACGGCAGGTTGCTTAAGTTTCTGCAGAAATATTATTTTAAGGTACGCGACAGGACTGATACAGATGCGGATGTTCGAGAGCTGGATAAAATACTCGCTCAATGCGAATGGATACAGCGCATCAAAGAATTGGAGGATGAGGTAATGGCGCTTAAAGAGCAAAACAAAGAGTTGATGCGGGATAATATTCAGTTGCGAGAGCCGAGAGAAGAATTGATTGAGAGGCATATGTGTGAAATAGCTGCAATGCGTCATGTCAATGAAAAATTGCAACGGGATTATGATTCATTATGCGATAAACTATCAGATTCAGAGCGAAAAGCTCAAGAGATGCAATGGTACGATGCTGATAAATGTTTGCCATTGCCTGGCAGAGAAGTTTATATTGTCTATAAATCCAGGTATGAACAAGAGCATAAGGATGGGGTAAAGGCTGTTTTAGGTTTTAACAACGATTATAGTGTCGATACTGACGATGGTTTATATTGTCTTCTTGTTTTTAAAAGATATCACGCACCGCCAAAGCCACCGATAACACACTCCTATCCAGGCGTGATTGAGAAGTGGCGGTATGCAGATGAATAAAACCGAAAACTTACAATTTTTTGTAGATTGTTGTTTGGCAAATGAGCCAACATTATATGAGCTTTCTATGAAATATACATGGCCACGTGATGTAAAGGTATCTGCAATTGATGTAAACACTGAGTGTATATCATACTTTTTAAAAGGAAATAAAATTATCACGCCGACTGATATGTTTTTATATGAAATTAGGGTCGATGCAAACCTCAACAGAATTGAAATATTGGATGTAGTTCAAGCTAGAATAGCTAGAATACCAGAAGATTTTAATTGCGCTATAAATCATGTAGTGTATGGATATGGCGAGAGTGAAGACTATTCGTTAAATTTTAATAATATGCACAGAGCATTAGGCGAAATAGATATATCTTGTAATTCTATCCCCGCCGAATTAATGAGAATTAATGAGACTATTCGTGAGAAATCATTTGAAACCGATTCTGTAATTTGCGGCAGTGAAGTTTTTGGCCTGGTTAGAACTTGTTTGCGCGGATATAAGAATGTGCGCGAGGCTCCTATCGATAATGATAGAATTGTTATGTACAATTGGGGTAAATCTTTAGATGTTAAATTAACCGGTCTCATTCGGGGCACTCCATATTTAGATCACTATTTTAACGAATTTGTGCTGGCATATTATGGCGCAATAAACAAGGGTGGATTATCCATAAATAACGCGGATTCAATAGCATGCATTAAGATTTTATTTTAGAAGAGAGGCATTATCACATGAATAAATCTATTCTAGTCAATTTTAAAAACGGCTGCTCTCTCATGATGCCCGCGCGAGATTTATATCTTATGGATAGGCGTACATCTTATTATGCATTTTCGCTTATAGGGCGCCTGGCATTGATTGGAATGATGTTAGAATATGACACTACGTCCGGCAGGCGTATGGCATCAGCACAGTTTGTGAACGGTGAAGAGATTACGCGAGAAGAATATAATCGATTAAAGAAGATATTAGAAAATCAATCAACAACAGGGGAATAATCATGCCATTAAAGAAAGGTACATCAAACAAGACTGTGAGCAAGAATGTGAAGACGGAAATAGCTGCCGGAAAAAGACCGGATGTCGCGGTTGCAATAGCTGAAAGCGAGAAAAAGCAGAGCGAGAAGAAAAAGAAATGATTATTAATGACGTGAAAATATTGAATGCTATTAAGATTCATGAAAAGACTGTTGGTTATGATGAAGCTGGCAACGAACTAAAGGTATTTTATGTTAGAAGCCTAGAGATAGTAGAGCAATTTCTTACCGAGATGGTGGAGTGTGTCAGAAAGGAAATGGCATGCAACAACTAATTATGTTTATGAACGGCTTCACTGTTGGTCTTGGGATTGCAACATACTTTTATGGGCGTGCAAGAGACATGAGGTCAAAAGACAATGAACCTAAATGAGGCCCTGAAGAAATGAGTGAATATAAATTGTGTTATGATTTCCCTATTTTAAATATATTAGATGAAGAATCTATTCTTGGCCTAGAAATAAAAGGAAAATACTTGGAAATATCTGGGGGAGATGGTGGTTTTGATGTTGTAACTTTTAACGCAAACGAATTAAGAATGTTAGCTCATGAGTTCAAGAAAATAGCGAAAATAATTGATGGGACAGAATAAATGAGTGATTTTATAAAGGTGAATTTTCTTCCCGAAAAGACTATTGGCGGCGATATAATTGAATGTGCTAGCTCTTATGTTTCTATTAAAAATAACATACGTCTTTCTAGTTGTAACGGCTTATTTTATGCATGGGATATTGCGAACGACCAGGCCAGAGGAGAGATAACCCGCGAAGAATACAACAGACTTTGCAGAGAATTGGGCGTTAGTGAGAGTGATTGCTCGCATAAAAATAAAAACTACTCTGCCCTAGCTCAAACTGTATGCGCCACAAAATACCGGATAGTTTTTTGGGAATGCGAAGACTGCGGGTATCTAGAAGCGGAACAGCCTACTAGAGAAGAGCTGGGGATAGAAAATGCCTAAACAATTGGGGGTGGAATGATGAGTGGTTTTGAAGTGTATTTGCTATTTTTGGTTTTGCCTAAAATTGGGGCCGTCTTATGGTGGGGTGGAATCCTTATTGCGATTCTTTCTATTATTTGTTGTTTTAGCGTTAGTAATGAGCTCTCGCAAAAAGAGCGTGAAAAAGAATATAAACCTCTGATACGCCAAGCTCTTATTGCTAGTCTTTTGTCCATCCTATCTCTTTTTATTCCATCTCAAAAAGATATGGCTATCATCTATTTAGCCCCTAAGATAATTAACAATCAAAGCATTCAGCAGCTTCCGGCTGAAGTGTTAAAGTTTATAGATAAGGAGATAAGTAAAGATGAGTAAATATTTAGAACCGTGGGTAGCAACAAAAGAGTGTCTGCCCGAAGAAGGGCAAGAGGTTTTTGCGAAAAAATGGAAATCGCCAGAAGAGGACAGGTTTCTTATTACGCATTGTATTTTTAAGAAGGAATGGGGCGTACATAAAGATGCATTTGTTGTTCAGGAATCGCCGCCCGAATATGATAAAAATAGTCGGCATGGCTGGGTAGCTATGAATATAATTTGTTGGATGCCTGCGCCGCCACATGGCGATGCGAATGGGGAAGAATGGCGAAATAAAGAGATAATTAAAGATGTGTGATGAAGCCCAACAAGAGGATATGCAGCAATATATTGAGATTCCATCGCTCAGAGAAGGGTTAGATTTACATCATGCTGTTAGATTATTACACGTACATTCGGGACACATTAAAAGGGAGATATGGGAATCAGAGGCATCCAATATATATTTGATTCAGGAGGGAAATTATCCCGCGTATCTAGGAAATCAAGATGGCGTTAAATATTGGCCATCCTTGAACGAGCTGATGGTTACTGATTGGATTTTCGTTAAATCAAATAACTCATAGTTAGCATTTAAATTCAAATAGTGTTAACATATATGCATGTCAGCACTAATAGACTTAACCAACGAAGACTTGCTCGAAATCGAGAGAGAATATTGCTCTAAACGATTAATCAACTTCGTTGAAAGGGCGTGGCACATCATTGAGCCTGGCACCGAGTTCCTGAATGGCTGGGCAATTGGTGCAATTTGTGAGCACTATCAGGCTATTAATGAAGGCCAAATTCGAAAACTTCTTGTAACTGTTCCTACCGGTGTATCTAAGAGCACAATCTCGCAAGTCATGTTTCCTCCATGGGAATGGGGGCCTCGTCAAATGCCTCATTTACGTATCGTTAGTTGCAGTTTTGAGGTAACTAATGCGTTACGTGATAATCGCAAGACTAGATTAATCATCGAGTCGCCCTGGTTTCAATCCTTATGGCCTCTTAAGCTTACCACCGACCAAAACACAAAAGGCTACTTTGAAAACGAATATCGGGGATTTAGGCAATGTTGCCCGGTAGATTCATCGACCGGTAAGCGCGGTGATAGGTTAAACTGGGACGATCCGTTATCGGTTAAAGACGCAAAGAGTGTAGTTGAGATAGCTAACGCCGCCTTTTCTTTTAGTCGCGTGCTGCCGACTCGATTAAACAATAAAATTAAATCAAGCGTATCCATTATTATGCAGCGCGTTTGTAAAAACGATGTAGCCGCATTAGCTATAGAAAATGGATACACCCACCTTATGTTGCCGATGGAGTTTGAGGTTAAACGTAAATGCTATACGTGTATCGGGTTTGAAGATCCACGCACCGAAGAGGGCGAATTATTATTCCCAGAGCTTTTCCCCCGCGAAGCCGTCGAAGAATTGAAGGTTGAATTAGGCTCAGACGGCTATGCCTCGCAAATGCAGCAGCGCCCTAACCCCGAGGGCGGCGGTATTATCAAAATAAAAAATTTTGGGCTTTGGCAAGCCGACACATTACCAAAAATCCAATATAGAGAAGTTTATGCAGATACCGCTATGAAGATGGGGGAGCATAACGACTATTCAGTATTGCAATGTTGGGGCAAAGGGGATAACGGCCGCATCTATCTTTTGGGGCAAAGCAGGGGAAAATGGGAAGCGCCCGAACTAAAACGTAGAGCCATTGCATTTTGGATAGAGCATGTACAAAAAGATGCTAGAAAATATGGTCAATTACGGCGCATGTGTATAGAGGATAAGGCAAGCGGCACGGGACTTATTCAAAGCATTCGCGAAGAAGGCCGCATACCTATATTTCCCATCAAAGAAGAGGACAAGCGTACCACGGAATCCAGGAACAAAAGAAAAGAAGATAGTAAGCAGGAAAGAGTCTCAAAGGATAAATATACAAGAGTTTATTCTATAACGCCTATAATTGAAGCGGGTATGGTATACTTGGAGAAAGATGCGCCGTACTTATTTGAATTTTTAGACGAATGTGAGTCGTTTACGGCTGATGACACCCACCCCCACGATGACCAAGTTGATACGATGGTCTATGCGATTAACGGCATGATAGCCCAATGTGTAACACCGTGGTGGAAACAAGTTACAGGATAAAATATGAGCAGAAAATCTATTCGCATGCCCGTTGCAATTAAAACTCAGCAAAAATCATGGGCAGCTTCTTTGGTTAAAGATGTAGTCAAGCAAACGCAGCTGAGCGGTCAAGCCTTTGACGCTTTTGTAAACCCAACCTTGAGCTTAGGGCTCGGTGGTGGTAACGCGCTAGGCAGCGGCTTTTTTATTAATACAGTCACACAAAACTTTAACTGGCTAAAGCTTAGGGCCATGTATGAGAGCAATTGGCTAGCGCGACGTTTGGTTGAGATGCAAGCCGAAGATATGACCCGTGAAGGGATTGAGATTAAGGGTGGGGCTGATCCAAAAACCATCCAGCAGATAATGACTACTTGGTCAGAGCTGGGGCTACAAAAAAAATTGTTCGAAACTATCGCAATGGCACGACTCTACGGCGGCGCAATCGCCGTCATTGATATAGATGGGCAAGACTTGTCAACGCCTTTGGATTTAAAAACAATTCGAAAAGGACAATTTTTAGGATTAAAGGTGTTGGATAGATGGCAATTATGGCCATCAACCGAAAATTACAATAGTTTAGATAATAAACCTAATTACTATACGGTTTTAGCGCCATACGATTGGGATATGAAGTTCCCGGACCCCAAGGCATTTGCGCAATTACAACGCTATAAGACCGATGTCACTATACACCGCTCCCGCGTGATTCGATGCGATGGAGATTATTTGCCTTTTATCGATTTTCTGCAAAATCAAAGATGGTACGGCTCTATATTAATCGGTGCTATGGATGTTATCACGAGCTATCTAACTGCATCTGCGGCATTAGCATCTGCAGCGTACAAGTCATCATTTCGTGTGGTTAAGATTGACAACATGTACGAAGTTTTGAATCAGGGAACAGATGGGCAAGCGGCTAATAATCTAATGGGCTTTGTGCAGGCTATGAAGCTAACAGAAAGCACAGAGAATGTCACGATATTAAGCTCTAACGATACAATTGAGATTCTCAATTATGATTTGACCGGATTGCTAGCGGCAATGGGTAAATACGAGAATCAGCTGTGTACTTTAAGTGGCACCCCCGCAACTAAGCTGCTAGGCGAAACTGCTAAGGGATTAAATGCAACGGGCACAGAAGAAACGCGGCTTTACTACGACAAAGTTAAAAATGAACAAGAGAATATGCGGCCTGATATGTCGAAGTTGCTTAATGTCGTTTATGTTTCTACTACCGGCCAACAGCCTCCAGATGATTTAGACTTTGAATATGTGCCGCTGTGGCAGATTGACCAAATGCAAAAAGCAACGATTGCGAAACAGACAACCGATTCAGTTACCGAAGCATTTACAGCGGGTATCGTTAATAAAGCCACAGCTTTGGAAGAGTTAAAACAAAGCTCTGATGAAACAGGTCTTTGGAGCAATATTGATGATGATGAGATTTCAGAAGCCGAGAAAGAAGACGAAGCGCCACCGGTTCCCATGATGCCTGGAGCAGGTCCAAAGCCTAGCACCGGGGGTGCAATGCCTAATCCTAACCCGATACAGGCTAAAGAAGTTAGCGTCGCGAGCACGTAGTCATGGCTGACAAATCATCTAAATCACCATGGCAATACTCTAAGGCACAGGAAAACAAATATGCCCGGCAATTGCGTGCAGTTGCTAAACATAGCGGCGCTATCATAGCAGCACATACTAACGCAGACGGAGAGCTCGAGGACGTATCAAGCATGATGCATACTGCAAATCTATATGCGGCAGCATTAGAGCCGTGGGCAAATCGTGTGGCTATGGCTATGATTATGCAGGTTGCAAAATCCAATGAACGCGCATGGCAGCAACAATCTAAGATTATAGGGCGTGAATTATCTAAAGTCCTGCAAACATCTAATATAGCGCCTACGATTGAGCAATTACGCCTAGAGAACGTAAAGCTCATTAAAAGTTTGCCTATAGAGGCCGCGAATCGCGCCAGTAAACTATCGCAGGAGGCAGTGACTACGGGTGCGCGCGCGGACGAGATAGCAGCACAAATAGGTGCTAGCGGTACTGTGACGCAGTCTAGGGCTACATTGATAGCGCGTACTGAGATAGCGAAGAGCAATGGTAGTATTGTGCAGGCACGCGCAGCACTCGTGGGTGCTAAGCAATATATCTGGCGCACTATGGAAGACGGCGCTGTACGAGAATCACATGCAGAGATGGCTAATTTAACGTTTGATTTTGACGACCCACCAGAGGTAGAAGGAGAAGGCAATCACGGACCTTCAGACTGGCCAAATTGCCGGTGTTATGCTGAGCCAATTATCTAATAAATGTATTAACGCATGAAGCATATGTTTTAGACTACTATTAAAGTGGTTTGCGCGTATTCTTTATGATAGAATATCGATTCTATTTAAACACATTAGGAATTTTTTATGAGTATAACAAATTACGTTTTAGCTTTTGCAGAATTATTAGAAAAAGGCGCTTTGATTGCTAAAGAAGACCCCACGCAAAATGTAGGCTTAAAAGCCGCAGACCATCCTATGCATGTCATTTTAGCTAACATATTACGTAAAACACTTAATAGTAACGTAATGGCCAGCATAGCGGATGATTTCCATGCCGCTTTTAATGTTGTGAGTAACGAAAGAGACTCGTTATACAATAAATTAAATGACTTGCTAGAGAAATATGAACCAACAACATCAGTGGCCACTGCGCTAACTGCTGACGCTCCAGTCGCAGAAGCCGCTCCAGTTGAAGGTGAAGTAGTTCCAGCTGACACGGAAGAGGCTAAATAATGAAAAAAGTAAAGCATTTTGTAGACGCATTAGAGATGATTTTAGAGGGCGGTAGAATATATGCCGATGAATTTCCGCAGTCATTTATATGTGCGCGATTGACAAACGGCGACCCGCTTATGGGTCGATTAGAGGGGTTTACGGTAAGTCCTGCTCAAGGATGTTCTAATCAACTTTTTATACAGCCATCTTCTTTAGTTCAACTTATAAGGACTGAGAATTGGACGGTAGATAAAGAATGGCAAATAACCTATGGTTTAGAGATGCCAGCAATAGAAATGGAAGAGGCTAAATAATGTTCAAAATTTACGATTGTCAGAATGGTTTCTACGAGCTTCTTTCAGAGCGCGCAACTTTGCACGAGGCATTTTGTGACATGGAGGTTAATGTCATAAATCAACTCTGTCATCAGCTGAGGGAAATGAAAACCGCAGGCGATCCGGCAGCTGACCATGAGCAATGCAAAATGTTATTACAAAAGGCCATACGGAGCCGATTCTGTATAAAGACGGAGTTTCTAACATTAGGCCACGAAGATGCTAAGCATTATTGGCTTTTTGAAGGCATTAATGTTCCACGTGAAACACCCGCAGAGTAAACAACCACCGGTCTAGCCGTTCGAAAGGGCGGCTTTACTATCCGAATCGATTCATAACCCCCATTGCCATTCTTACCGCATTTGCCGCTGCCGCTCTTTGCCTTAACTCATCCTCGGTTTTGTTTGCATCACGCAATCGTGCCGCTTCTGACTTCGTGCGCATGTGATGGGATGTCTTTTTGATTATATTATGCACTGTAACTTGGCAAATACCTATCTTTTTCGCAATCTGCATTTGGCTGGCACCGGCTAGATACATTTTGACTATCTCATCAATATGCTGGTCTGATTCGTTTCTGCGCCCTGCTTTACTGGGGATGGATGATTTGAGCTCATTTCTTCTACAGAAATTATAGAGAACGTTATACGGGATTTGCAGATGTAATGCGGCTTGCTTGACCGTTTTAGTCTTTAATAACTCAATTACAATATCAATTTCAATACTATATTTCACAAAAATTCCATAATAAATAATAATTAATGTACATAGTAAAATTAATTCATTATATAGTATTTTTTATTTATTGCAAGTAATACAATGACAAACTTTGACAATCTCACCCCCAATACCACGGCTTTTGTTGATAGTGACAATAATGTACAAGATTTAGAGCAAGTATTAACAAGCGGTGCTGTTATTGTGACCGCATCGGCTGCTGGCCCTGTAGTGCCTGTGGGCACAGAGGTCACCCCATTGTTTGAAAACATTACACCTTGGGCGGGTAAGTTTGTTGATGAATCGAACAATATCGTCGATTTACTGCAATTTTTAACGAGCGGTGCTATCCAGGTTCAAGTAGTCGGCGGCGGCGGGGGTGGTGGAGCTCCAACTAATGCAACATACATCACGCAAACTAGTGACTTAGTAGCGCTACCTAATTCGGTTCCTTTGTCTAGCATGGTGAGCGGATTGTTATCCAGTACTACGGGTACGGGCGCATTGCGCGCGGTTACGTTAAGCGGTACGGCTAATCAACTTGTAGTTACCAATGGTACGGGTGTAGCTGGCAATCCTACGGTTAGCTTATCGCCAATGCTTGTATTTCCAGGTACTGCAACATTAGGCGGAAACTTAGAAGTAGCGGGTTATACCATAACTCAAACCGGTGGCCTGGGCATACTGACCATGTCTGCTCCCGTTAGCATTGATTTAGTAACACCTTGGGTAACCGTAAACGGCATACGTCATTATACGGACTCAGGCAATAAGATATTGTTCGGTACTCAATTAGTCCAACTCTTGCCAAATAACACATTGCAATTAGAGGCAAATGCAAGTGGGGTGCGATTATTCAGCGGTCCGGCTGTCAATTCCATATCAACGGATGGCACGCTCTCATCTAATAGTGACTCTACTTTAGCGACACAAAAAGCCACTAAAACTTATGTTGATACTAATCAAAACGCTTTAAAAGCGGCAACCTTTATTACTGCCACCAATGAGACTGCTATGTTACCCAATTCTACTGCTTTATCTGGTTTACCCAATGGTTTTGCTATGGTGTATAGCGGACTTTTAGAAACACAAATATTAACCGGTACTGCAAATCAAATTAATATAGCAGGGGGTGATGCATCTTTAACCGCGCCTGTGTTTAGTTTATCTAGTACGCTTGTAACGCCTGGCACATTAGATGTGGGCACGACTTTCTCGGTGGGTGGCACTGGCTCTATAACGAGCATTACTACTAATCCGGCCTCGGTATCAGCAAATGCATTAATGCCTGCAAGCACTATTCAGGCCGCTATTTCTGCGGCTATTACTGCGGGCACTTCGTTCCGTGGTGGTTGGAGTGCTGCCGGCGGTTTATATCCAACGACGGGCGGTAGTGGCCCTGCGGGTGCTGTGGCTGCAGGTGACTGGTGGTATATCACGGTAGGTGGCACATTAAATACGACGCCGGTTAATGCGGGCGATCAGATTTTTGCATTAGTAGCGACGCCGGGTCAAACCGATGCAAATTGGTTGGCTGTGGGTGAACACGTAAGCAGTGTCTTTGGTCGTAATGGTGCCGTGGTGGCAACCAGTGGTGACTATAGCTTTAGCCTTATTTCGGGTACCGCTGCTTATACTCAAGGGGGTACCGGGCTTACAGCTTCTGGTACTTCCGGCAATCTATTAACATCAACGGGTAGTGGTTGGGTCAGTGCGGCCCCGGTTATTCCGTCCGTATTTGGTAGGACCGGTGCTATTACAGCTGCGACTAATGACTATAGCTTTAGTCAGATTTCAGGCACGGCTGCGGTATCGCAAGGCGGTACAGGGATAACAGCGCCAGGCGTCGCCGGCAATGTTTTAACATCGGATGGGGCGGGTAATTGGACAAGCGCCGCGCCATCGGCTGGCAGTGTTACTAGCGTTTTCGGTCGTACGGGTGCTGTTGTCGCTACGAGCGGGGATTACTCATTTAGCCAAATATCAGGTACTGCGGCGGTAACTCAAGGCGGTACGGGGCTTACCAGCACAACGATTAATCAATTACTGTACTCTAGTGCTGCCAATACAATTGCAGGCTTAGCTACTGCTAACAATGCAATTTTAGGCACTGATGCGACGGGCGTGCCCGGATTTGTTGGGGCGTCTCCGTCTCAGGGTCAGATAATTATAGCTACTGTTGCGGGTGTATGGACAAAATCCACAACAACATACCCAGAAGGTAATGCTACTGCGGGCACATTATTAAGAGCAAGCGGCACAGGGTTTTTACCTACCTCTTGGACAGTACCCAATACTTTTGGCATCAATAATATGGTGTATGCATCTGGCTCTAATACGCTCGCCGCTATTACGCCGGTGAACTCGGCGATTATGCGCAGCTCTGCAACCGGTGTACCCGGATGGTCAGCTACATTGACCGATGGTCAATTGTTAATTGGTAGCACAGGCGCAACACCCGCGGCGGCGACACTTACGCAGGGTACGGGGATCACAATTACCAACGGTGCGGGCGCGATTACTATTACAAATAGTGATGGCGGCTCCGCTGTTACATTAACAAATGCAGGTACTACCTCTCTTGTTAACGATGGTACAGGCCCAGCGCTTGCAACTAAAGGTTTAGTAGCTGGCGCAGGTATGGCCGCTTTTGGTGTGTCTGGTACGGACGTTACAATAAATCTGACTATTCCAGTGGTAGAAACAAGTGGTGGTACTAACCAAACTACGTACACTAAAGGTGACATTTTACACGCAAGTGCAGCTAATACTCTTGCTAAATTAGCAATCGGCTCTACCGGTAATGTGTTAACTGTTTCTGGCGGTGATACGGTATGGGCTTCTCCTGCGGTATCTTCTGTCTTCGGACGTACCGGTGCCGTGGTAGCAACATCAGGCGATTATTCTTTCAGCTTGATATCGGGTACCGCTGTTGAGACTCAGGGCGGAACAAACCAAACTACATATGCCACAGGTGACATGTTGTACGCCTCGGCTGCCAATACATTATCTCAATTGACAGTAGGCGCGTCTGGTAAATTCTTAAGTGTGGCTGGCGGTGTGCCAGTATGGTCTAACGCGACGCTTCCCGCCACAGCTCCTAGTGCGGGTAAATTATTGCGCTCTGATGCTACCAATTGGATATCCAGTACAGCAACTTATCCGGACACGGTGACAGCGGGAGATCTATTATATGCATCAGCATCTAATACCGTTTCTAGTTTAGCCGTAGGCTCTACGGGTCAAGTATTAACGGTAGTAGCTGGCGCGCCCGCGTGGGCAGCAGCAACAGGGGGTGGTTTAACCTTTAACACGGTTACTGCTTCCACTCAGGCCATGGCGGTTAATAATACGTATTACTCTACTTCTGCGGGTACTTGCGTTATGACATTACCGTCGACCGCAGCAGTAGGTAGCATCATAGAGATAATTACAGATACGAGTCATTTAATACAGCTAGCCCAGAACTCGGGTCAATTAATCTATTGCGGTGCACAGAATGGAGTTTCACAAGTTACCACAACGGGTACGGGTGGTTCGATCACGACTGTAGATCCAAATACAGTCATAGCCATCAAATGTATCGTTGCTAATACCACTTGGACGGTTATATACGCTAATAATAACTCGTATAGTGGGGTTTAAATGGCTTTTATACAGAACCAAATAGGCTTAGAAAAATCATACGGATATATATACATGAACACCGGTAATTTTACCGGTGCTAACTTTGTATTTACGACGACTTTAAAAGAGATTACGGGACTCAGTACGAGCTTTACTTTAGCTTCTCCGTCTCAAGATTTTGCTATGACGACAGACGGCAGGCTTAAATATACTGGTCTTACTACTAAATGGTTTTCTGTGAGTGCCGCTCTTTATGTTAACTCTGGGAATCAAACAGAACTGCGAGTTTATAAAAATGGATCTACGGTTACTGGCTCATTCGCTCGCAGTAACAATAGCAGAACATTTTTAGATAATTTCCCCGTTAATATGTCTACTAACGATTATATTTCTATATTTGCGCGGAGCATCCCAGGTGCTACATCAGCTATCACCAATGTCAGTTTATCCGCTAAATTTATAGGGGGTAGTTAAATGGCGTTTACACAGAATCAAATCGGTAGGTTACCTTCTTACGGCATCATCTATCTAAATGGCACAACCGGCGCTAGCTTCTCGTTTACCACCTCTTATACTGAGATAACCGGGCTTTCCATTAGCTTTGCACTTTCTTCTGCGAGTCAAGATTTTGCTATGACGACTGATGGGAGACTTAAATATACCGGCATTCCTACTAAATTATTTGCCGTAAGCGCAAATCTATTTACAGTATCGTCTACAAGCCCCGAATGGTTTTCTATACAAATTTATAAAAATGGCTCAGCCGTAAGTGAATCCGCTATCTATTCTGGTACATCGGTTAGAGTTCCTAGCTTTTCAGTAACGATGTCAACCAATGACTACTTATCCATTTTTACCAAAGCACAGGCTGCGGCATCAAATCTAATTTATACCGCCAAATTATCAGCTACTTCAATTAATAGGGTGTAAAAATGGCATTTCTTCAAAATCAAATCGGGTTGGTAAGTTCAGAAGGTTATATCTATATGATTAATGGAGGAACCACAGTCAGTTTTGCTATGACGGCTAGCTATAAAGAGTTTACGGGCTTAAGTACAAGCTTTACCTTAGCATCTACAGCCAAAGATTTTGCTATGACTACAGACGGCAGATTAAAGTATACAGGAGCCAATACTAAAGTATTTGCAATAGACGCGGGCTATGGGGTTACGCCTGCCGTGTCGGGGAGTATGGCTATTGCTATATATAAAAATGGCTCGACAACCGGATTTCAATCTTTTTCTGTGGGGGTGAATGTGCCCGCTATTTGCCAGGCTTTTGTCTCATTAGCTACTAACGATTATGTCTCTATATTCGTTAAATCTAACACAAACCAAACCATCAATTTATACGGAATATATCTATCCGCAAGCAGCATGGAAGGCGCTTAACCCCTTATCCCTCAAAAAACACACATAATAATTTATTATTATTGTACATATTATATATTATTACTGTTATAAGTAATCCAAATTATATTTAAATTGTAGTCAATGGATAAATTTTACTGCGAAACACAGCTGTCAGACAGAATTTCTAAAACTCCAGAAGGATTTTTAGTCTGTCATGATGTACCGATTACAGTGGCTGGGGATATGTATTACACCCCCGACCAGTTCGGTGATGGCATTAAGGCCAAGAATGGCCATGTGCGCGTTGCTAAAAACATTGAAGACATTCATTCCGTAGACACGATTCGGTCTTTTGAGGGTAAGCCCATTACGTTAGGGCATCCAAAAGATGATTCGGGCGCGGGGGTGTTTGTAACGCCCGAGAATGCGCGCGATTTAGCACGCGGTGTGATTCAAAACGTGCGCCCTGGTAGTGGCAAGTCTTTTGACAAGCTGTTAGCCGATTTCGTGATTATGGACAAAGAAGCGATTGACTTAGTTGAGAGCGGTCAATTGCGGGAAGTGAGTTGTGGTTATAACTACGATGCTGCGAATGTGCAAGATGGTTTTTTTGAGCAGACGAACATACGCGGTAATCATGTCGCTTTAGTTCCAAGGGGCAGAGCAGGTCCCCAATGTGCAATTTTTGATAGTAAAGAGGAAATTAAACCAATGTCTTTAAAAGATAAATTGAAAGATGCCTTGAGTGTTTTTTCTAAAGCAATTGATGCCGTAGAAGAAGACGACGAGGAAATGGACGACGAAGAAATGGATAAGCCAAAGAAAAAGGCTAAAGATAAAAAGGATATGGCCGTGAAAGTGAAAAAGAAAGCAGAAAAGGCCGCCGATGAATCGCCTATGGTGCAAGCTATGGAAAACATGGCGTTTATGGATTTAGACGCACGCGTATCGAATATAGAAAGAATGCTAGCAGATTTAACCGCGAAAATGACAAGTGCCGTTTTGGGTAAAGCTGCTGAAATATTGGGTGCTAGTGAAGAAGCAGACGAAGGTGAAGCCACAGACGCGGCAGAGCCAGAAATTACTTATGACGCGACCGTAATATCAAATGCAGAAATACTAGCGCCAGGAATATCAAAGAATGAAGCGAATTTACAACGTCGCGCTTTAGACGAATGTTACAAAACAGAAAATGGCAAAAAGATTATTAACACATTGTTATGTGGAAAGTCTTTTGATTCTGCCGATACAGACATGCTTTTCACGTGTGCTGCAACGATGCTAGGCGCTCAACGTTCTAGCACGATGAAGCAAACCTCTGCATACGATTCTGCAAGTAAAACGCCTAATTTAAGTAACGTTTCAGTGCTTAATCAAGTGAATGCAGATTTTTGGTCTAAACATACAATGGGAGTCATTAACTAATGTCAGCTACACCTACCGCAATTTTATATAGCGCCAACTCGGGTATACCGGGTGATTTAAATGGCGTACCAGGAACCGCTATTGAATCGTGGGTTCTAAATGCAACTACAACCCCGACCGCTTTCGGTGTACCTGTAAAAGTGGTTACCAATAGTGGCGTGAGTACTATTTCCAAGATTGAAAGCGGTGACGTTGCTGCAGATTTCTACGGCATATTAAGTCGTTCAGCTCCTACCGTTTCGGGTGGAAATACAATTGTTAATACGGGTCAACCCAACCCTGGCACTGTGTCGGGCGTTGTTGTAGGTGGTCCTGGTTATGTATTGGTAGCTTGCACGATTGGCACCCCCGCACGAGGCGGACCTGTTTATATGCGCGTCACTGCTTCTGGCCCTGCATTAGTAGGAGATTTAGAAGCAACCAGCGATAGCCCTGATAATGTTTTACTGCCTAATGTAGTTTGGGCTGTAGACGGTAAAGATGTCAGTAATACAACCGCAGTACGCGTTAACTCATAATAGGAGCAAATAAATGGCTGCATTAGAATCGACCCTTAGTTATTACATCGGTCAAACAGAACTTTTTAATCCGAAATTCAACGAACCGTTGATGGATTTCACCGCTAGTCGCGATATTAAATATATTGATGCTGGTTTGGGAATTGAAGCAACGTCTTATCTTAAAAATACTTTCGGTGCGACAGGTTCACAATCCGCGCAAGGTCTGCCATGGTTCGCCGGTAACGGTAATATCATTCCAGGCATCAGCGTTGAAGGTCAAAAAATTACGACTCCATTCAGACCTTTGGCTCGTAACTTGACGTACTCTTTCATTGAGCTTGAGCGTTCACAACAAACAGGGCAGCCTTTAGATACTGCAAAAATGTTGGCTCTAAATGCTTTGTACCGTTTAGATT